TGCAACACAACTTAACTTGAATATGCGACAATTTCAAGTGCCGACTATCAACCCAAAGATAGCCGAGAATAGAGTGCTTGTCAACTCGTTATTGAGCAGAGGCAATGTACGACTGCATAAACACAAAACAAAGGCACTTCAATTCGATTTAGAAAACGTTTCGGTGTTGGCTGATGGTACATTGAAAAAGCAAGACCGTAACGACCCTGCACAACAGGCCGATGCGCTCGACACGTTTCGGTATGCCTGCAACGTATTTTTGAATAATTTTATTACAACGTAAACAAAAATTACTACATTTGCAAAGATGTATTCCGTAATCATTCCGACACTATGGCGCAGCACACGAACGCTGCGATTGATTAGCGACCTCGTTCAATGCAGTCGTGTTGGCGAAGTCATCATCATTGACAATAACAACGGTCAAATAGCCGAGGGCGGTAAAGTTAAAATCATTTCAAATGGCAAAAACAATTATGTCAATCCGAGTTGGAATATGGGAGTATACGCTGCTACCTATCCATTTATCGCGCTTTGCAACGATGATATCAATTTCAATGCCAGCAAGATGTTTGAATTAGAACCCGATTACGGTGACATTTTCGGCATCGGGTCGGCTTGTTATGAAACAGAAATTGAGTTGGATTATCCATCGGTTTCGCATACGCACTCACGCGGTCACGGATGGGGATGCTTGATGCTGATGCGCAATGAGGACTACCCACCCATCCCAAATGAGTTAAGAGTTAGTTACGGTGATGATTGGTTGTTCAAGAAACTACCGAACCGCTACAACATCAACGGCATAAGAGTAAATACCGAAATGAGTACAACATCACGCGAGGCAGAGTTCATAGCCATTGCGGAACAAGATAGCAAAATATGGCACACGCTGAACAAATAGAATGGTGCAACCTCGTTAAGGTCGCACATCCCGAATACTTCCACGGTGTTACCGTGTTGGATGTTGGGAGTTTAGATATCAATGGTAACAACCGCTACCTTTTTGAGCAATGCGACTACACGGGCATCGACATAGGGGAGGGTGCAAACGTTGATGAGGTGTGCAGCGGTCACGAATATAAGACCAAAACAAAGTTCGATGTTGTGATAAGTACCGAGTGCTTCGAACACGATAGCCACTACGGTGACACATTGCGAAACATTTGCAACAAGCTACTGAAGAAAGGCGGTTTGTTTATATTCACTTGCGCAACCGAGGGCAGACCCGAACACGGCACGAAGCGCACATCACCTAAAGATAGTCCATTCACCACCGATTATTACAAGAACCTAACCGAAGCCGATATACGTGCGGAGGTTGACATTGATAAGATATTTACTCAATACAAGTTCAAGGCACGCACAACGTTCCCGCAAGATTTGTATTTTTATGGCATCAAAAAATGATTTGCTCAACACACTACACGCAGTCAGTAAGCGGTTGCGTAAGCGACCTCAACTTCTCAATACCGGGCATCACCTCGGCAGATGATTGGCACGTTAAGTTCACTTTTCAATCGGGCGCATCTGTGCAACAACCGATAATATTCAATGGCTACACTAACGAGTTTACCATCAGCAATGAAAACCATTGGCACGTAGGCACAGGCGAGGTCGTGTTTGAGTTCTACAACGATGCAACAAACTGCGCACCTTTTGAGTTTACCCATTGCGATGTGACCTACAACGGCATCAACATCAATTTCACAAACATTCAAACCGACAACGACTATGTCAGTATTCCATGCACTTGCGCTGAATAGCTTGATTATTATGGGCATTCACGTGCTGACACGACACGGTATGCTCCTACAACCATTCGTTAACGATGATTGGAACGAGTACATACGCAAACCATTGTACGACTGCCCACCGTGTATGTCATCGGTGTGGGGGGTATTAGGTTGGCTTTACTTTGCGCCCGACTTCAATATCATTCTATATTTACTTGCGTTGTGCGGTCTTAACGGCTTGCTATCTGCGATATTTTACTTGACATGGGAACACACGAACGAATAATTACCGAGGCAGGTTGGCAGTTTAAACGCGAGAGTTGCGGATGTGGTGGGGCAGAAAAGAAGCGCACCTACGTTAAGGGCAGCGACCAACTTATTTACTATACACGAACAAAAAAAATAACCGTAAACAATGTTGTTAAAACTATTCAAGAAATCGAAGCCAACCTATAAAGCCGACTATCCTTTGGAGTATGCGTTCACCTGCAATGGTGTTGAATACTTTGAGTTTGTCGACAAAAACAATCTACCTTACGAGCGTGGTTTGGAAGCGTTAACATTCTACCAAGAAATGCAGAACGGTGTCACAAACGACTACTTAAAGGCATACAATGCGAAGATGAACCAACTATTGTCCGACCCACGAAAGATTAACCTCAACGAGATTATAAAGTTGCAGGCACGCTTTGAGGAGCGTTGCAACTACATCGTGAGCAAAGACATCATTTACAAGGTCGCATCTGTTGCATTTGTTGACAAGAACGAGCCATTGACACGCTACGACTTCAAGATGAATGAGAAAAAGATTGCGAATTGGAAAGAGAATGCCGGGGATAGTTTTTTTTTGTCAATGCCAATAAAGAAATTAGTGCCGTTTTTGCAGAAATCAGGCGACACTTCCCTGATGTATTTGAACATCGTGGAAAAGATGGACAAGATACAACAGGATATTCTTTCATTGCAAACATTAGAGAGGGAATTGCAAGCCGAGAAAGATTGAAGTTGACCGTATTAAAATATTTGCCCGCTAATTATCCGATAAATTTATTATCTTTGTACGATTTCTTTTTCTTTGCAAACGAAGCGAAGAAGACACCACCTAAACCACAACAAAACAAACGTTAGTGGAAAATATAATTATAAAGTTTGTAGCCGACACATCGGGTCTTGAACCTGCTATAAAGCAGTTGCAACTACTCGGCAAAATAACCGATGAAGATGCGGCCAAATTTAATGCAATCAATCAAGAGCAAAAAGAGTTCATACAAAACGTGAACAAGTCCGCTACCGAGTTTGGCAAGTTGTCGAATGAGGTGGGCAACTTATCCGCAGAAATACAAGGTGGTGTGATGAACACACTTGCTGATGGATTGAAAGAGGTAACAGGCGAAACCGTTAATAGTGCAAAAGGTTTTAAATCAATGAAAGCCGAATTGCGTGAGTTAAAGGCACAGATTGCAAGCGGTACACTTGGCGAAAAGGAAATGCAAGCGGCTTCAAGGCGAGCAGGTGAGTTGGCCGATGCGATTGAAGATGCAGGTCGACAAGTTAAAGCATTTGCCGGGAGCAGATTTGAAAACGTACTCAATCGAGTAAGTGAGGGAGCAAAAGCATTGGCGGCAGGTATGACAATGGTAGCAGGTGCGCAAGCGTTACTTGGTTCGGAAAATAAAGATTTAGAAAAGGCAATGCTAAAAGTGCAAGCATCAATGGCATTGCTGCAAGGTACGCAAGAACTCACAAACTTGCTACAAAAAGAAAGCGCATTGATGACAGGATTAATGGAAGTTAAGACCTATGCGTTAGCAACTGCTCAACGTGTGGCTGCTGCTACATCAACAGCGTTAGGTGTTTCAATATCGCAATCAATGGTACTTGCAACAGGTGGACTTGCTGCGCTTGGTATCGGTTTAGTTGCGTTGATGTCAACGATGGATGATGCATCGGAAAATGCAAAGAAAAAGCACGAGGAGTTCCTTGAAAGGCATAAAAACGATGAAGACATTTTGGAACAACTTGATGAGGCACGAGTAAAAAGAACATTGAGTGGTCGTGCGCAAGAATTAGCATTGCAAAGAATACATAATCAAAAAATGCTTGATGAACTCTCCAAAAAAAATATGGATGAGGATTTGCTAAATAAAATGGTAATGGAGTTGGCTTATCAAAATAGGCAAGCTATTGATGATATCAATAATAAGTACGATGACAAAGAAAAACAAGATGCTGAAAACGCTGCAAAAGAGAAAGAAAAAATACAACAAGAAAATTACAAAAGACTTTTAGAGCAGTTAAAAAAATATCGCGAAGACCGTGAAAGGTTGATGGCAGAAATGAAACAAGCATCAATCGATATGGACAATGCAGAGGTTACTGATAAAATTAATGCTCGCAAAAAAGACCAAAGCGACTTTGAATTAAACTTACAAACGCAACTCACATCACAATTCAGCGCAAATAAAGCCGAGATTGATGCGTTTTTCAAAATGTTAGCAGATAAGCAAGCAGCACGTGAAAAGGAAAAGCAAACGATGAAAGAGATAGCGCAATTCACTATCGACCAAGCACGTGTAGTTACTGATACTATCTTCACTATCAATCAACAAAACCGCCAAGCCACATTTGATGCCGAGATTGAACAACTTAACCGATTACGTGAGAACGAACTTGCAAATAAAAACTTAACCGAAGCGCAACGTGCGCAGATTGAAAAGAGATACGCACAGGAAGAAGCTAAACTTAAAAGGCAAGCGTGGGAGCAACAAAAGCAAGCGGATTTAGCACAAGCCATCATCAACACGGCATTAGCGGTAAGTAGAGCATGGACAATAGGGCCACCGCAAGCAATCCCCGCATCTATTGCAGCAGGCATCGCAGGTGCGGCGCAAATCGCAATTATTGCCAACACCAAGCCGCCAAAGTTTGCAGATGGTACAGAGTTTTTAGTTGGCGCAGGTACAGGCCGAAGCGACAACAACCTTGCTTACTTATCGCACGGTGAACGTGTTGTACCTGCTGCGGTCAATAGTGATTACTTCCCGGCATTGTCGGCCATACACAACAGAGAAGTTGAGCCGACATTTGCCAACAACATACTAACGGCACTTGCTAACGGCACGTTTGAACTCGCAGCGCAGTATCAATCAGCACAAGGTAGTAGCAAAAAATCACTTGACTACGATAAACTCGGAAAGGTGTTGGAGCGCAACAAGTCAAATGTGAACATCAGCATTGATGAAAATGGCTTTAACAAGTACGTTGAGAAGATGCACAGCCGAACCGAATTTCGCAACACTAAAATGCGTATAAAAGTATGATTTGGCAATTTAGGTTAATCGATAGCAACAACATTTCAACCATTGTTGAAGAACCTGTGGGGTGGGATGGCATTTCGTGTTCATTCACTCGCAATATGTCACACCACGGCATATTTAGCAACATCAACACATCGGACTTTGAGTGGGTTGATACGGCATTCGACTTATTGTTGGCAGAGTACAACGCACAGGGAGCCAACGGAAACTATCAACTGCTCATTGAATACGAGTGCGCTGATGGTGATGGCTACACAACATACTTCCAAGGCAAGTTTGACTTCAACACACTTGAACGGCAATGCCTTGATTACTGCTTTATCAAGTGTTCAGTAACGACCACGCGATGCGCAGATATATTCTTGTCACGTATGGGGCAAGATGTCAACGTATTGTCAACGGAAAACTTCGATGGCGAAACGATTGCACCGATGGGGTATAACCCATTAAATATTGAGGGGCAAGATATATTGTTACAAAACAAGGCAAATAATGATGATGGTGCAAATTGGAGTGGGCATCACGATGATGCTATCACTTTGACTGGGGGTAGATTTTATTATTTTCCTGTTTATTTGCCAAACAATCCGATTATGGAGTTTGGTGATTTTAATGTGACCAATGTTTCACCATCACTTGTTTATGTTGATTTTGCTCGACAAGATGTTTTAATTTTTCCAAAAATAGCTGATGTTTGGCCTGCTTACACTAACTTGTCAATTTACAATGCTACTGTTTCCGAAAATATTGTTACAACAATTGATATTGAATGGAGGTGCAAAGGAACAATGACTATTACGGCAAGCTATCAAGGCCCTATTGATGTGTACATTTTTGCAGAACACGCAGGGTTTATTCAAAATTCTCAAGTATTAGGAAGCACATTAATAGCAAGCACGGCTTTAGTAGCATTCACTCCGTTAGTTATTAATTTTGATGTGTCTTTTACAGGCACTTGTAATAATCCACAAATAGCATTTGACCAATTAAGTTTTTTTTTCAATTTAGATATTGTTAAACAAACATCAACAGGTGGAATTGATACGGTTGATATAAGTGTTGATTACGATGCAGGCGGTGTAAACTACTTCAATATGGAAGCGAATAGCACCAACCCAACATCCGTAACCGACTCCGTTTATCTTCCAAACCTACTTGAATGGTTGCCGACTGCATACCTACCTACCGATTGCCCGACACTTGAAGTTGAGCCAAATTTGCGTGACTGCTTGGAGCGTTATTCAGTAACAAAGGGGTCAATGCTCCGCAACGTAACCGAGCCGAGTGTTCCGCAGTTGTTTACTAACTACGAGTTTATGTTTGACCAATGCCGTAAGATATTTAACATCGGTTGGGGTTTCAACAATAACGACACAGAGTTATCGATTGCAAACATTGAAGATTTTTACCAAAGCACCATCATTGTTGATGTTGGACTATTAAACAAAGCCACATTTACAACGGCAAAAGATTTAGTTTATGGCACGATTACAATCGGTTACAATAAATGGGAAGCCGAAGAATACAACGGCCTTGATGAAATGAACACCGAGAGGCAGTATCGCAGAAACATCAATAGCAACCCATCGGAACTTGACTTGATGAGTGACATCATCACGGCAGGTTATACGATTGAAGTTACACGCAGAAAAAACCAAGCGAACACAGGTACGAGTGATTGGCGGTATGATGATGACATATTCTTAATAAATACCTTTGTCGATGAGGGCAGTTTGTATGCGTACAGAGGCGCATCGGATACGGCAAATATGTACTCGCCATCGACACGAATGAATTTAAGATTGACACCTGTGCGTAATCTAATGCGCTGGTTCAAGACATTAGCAGGCGCACAACCGACAATCACAAACGAAACATTGAAGTTCACAAGTGGCACAGGAAACTACTTGGCCGAGTCACGATTTGCAGACCAATGCTTCATTGAAACAGGTGTTGTGTCGGAGCAACAGAATATCATCAGCACCGATGTTGTTGCACCTACACCCATTTGGAAAACAATATATGCGACATTTGATGCACCGCTAACAATGGTGCAGTTTGAAGCGATAAAAACAAACGTATACGGTGCTATCCGCTTCCGTTGTGGGAATGATTTATACCTTGGCAACATTGTAACATTGAGCCACGAACCGAATACCGGGTTAGCATCCTTTAAATTACTATTGAGAAGATAATGGCTACTATAACTAATATAAGTAATAGCTTCGTAACGTGGTACAATTTTGCAACCGAAAGCGGAAGAAGTGAGTATGTTACCGACACCATATGTGGTATTCAAAAAGATTTTTGTTTGCCTATTTACGATGTTTATGACTTGTCATTTCAAGTGCAAGTGACAACGAATGTCGATTTATTAGACCCTGCAAACTTACCGCCAATATATCGCAATGACCCTGTTCCACCGCCATTTGTAGTACCACTCACAGGAGTGATTGCAAAGGTTAATCTTGTTGGTACTAACACCTATAATATTTGGTTTACTTTTTTTGCATCGAACTTGCTTGATGGCTTATTCGATGGTGACTGCTTTACTTTGTCGATTGTATTTGATGACTCATCAAATTTCGTTTCAAATCAATGCTTTAAAAAAATTGCAGATAAATGTTTAACTACACGTGTTACTTACTTCAATAACGAGAATGCATTTGGCTTTGATTATCGCGTTGCAGTTATACAAATCAATCCACCACCTGCACCGCCTTTGATACTACCCACCATCAACGCAGTCCGCTTGCCGTTCTACCTCAAAGAGCCAATCATTAGTAGCGACAAGAACGTGTATGTGCGTAGTGATGGCAGCCGTAAATTATTGTCAGCAAGGTTGTCAAAAAAATACAAGGCATTAGTCGACCACGTGCCCGAAGAAGTGCATCAAAATTTAGTTGTTGCGCTCAATCACGATGAGGTTACATTCTACCCCGATAACATCACTAACGGCATTCGTGTACGTTTCGAAGATGAGTACAATAATAATTTTCCCGAAGTGATGCAAAATGTATCGATTTGGTCAGCAGATTTCACTATCTTTGAAACTCCATTTAATAACTTCAATTCAAACTGCTCATAAATGACAACAGGCATCTTAATAATCGCAGTTGGGGCAAAGGGTTACGGACAATTAGCAGGTTCGTTAGCGGCCTCGTTACGTGCCAATAATTGCACATTGCCGATATGTTTGGCGCACCAAAAAGAAACCATCACGCGACTTGATGAAGATTACTTGGCTTTGTTTACCGACTTTGTTGAGGTCAAGGATGAGCATATCACATTGAACGATAACATCGAATGCTACATTAAAGCCAAAGCGCATATGGATGAGTTAACTCCGTATGATTACACGTTGTTTATCGATGCCGATGTGCTTGCGTTAAACGATGGGTCTATTAATGCAGAGATTGAGAAGTTGCGGGGTGTTGAGTTTGCAATTAAAAATAGTGGCTTTACCACGTTCGATGCTGAAACCGTTAACGCTGATAGCAAACAATGGGCGAGCATCTACGAAGTGCGTGATAAATACGGCTTTACGAATGAAAGAATTTGGAATGTACACTCGGAATTTATATGGTGGAAGAAAGGCCACAAGGTATTCAGCAAATGGGTTGAAAACTTTGAAAATATACGTGTTGAGAATATCGAATTTGGCGGCTGCATACCCGATGAATTGCCATTGTGGATTGCAATGTGCCAGCTTGATGTTGAGCCACACATTAGCAACTATCATCCGACTTATTGGCCAATGGATAGCCGAAAACAAAAACGACTTAAAGACATGAAAGCCGAGGGTTATTGCGGTTTAAGTATTGGAGGCAACAACATACCAACCGTGCAACGTGAAGCGTACGATGTTTTGGTCACAATCTATGCAAAGATGTTAAATTTGCGATACATTTTTAAAGCGCAACCAAAGAAGAAATGGATTGCAAACAGAACACATTTATAATGGATAAGAAGTTCACAATTATCGATGCCAAAATCGTAACGGAAATAATAAAAGACCCCGATTACGAAAGCGAAGAATACGAAAATTTTATGATTTATTCGGATGATGAATATCCGCATAAACTTATTGATGAAAACCGCCCTAACGAACACGAAATCGTAAAGGAGTACCGCAAGAAAACCTACCAACCTGTGTTTAGTGAGGTGTTTGACCGTGTGTTAAACTCCTTAAACAAGATACAACGTGCAGATGGGTTTATGTTAAAGTTTCCCGACCAATCCGAGTTCAGCAAAATCAGCAAGGATGAGAAGTTGGATGTGTATTTAACCGAGCATTTTACCGCATCGAAGTCGCTTTTTAATTGGACTTTTCAAGTTGGTTTGAAGCAAGCCGTTATCGATGTGAATGGTGTTATTATTTTATGGAACGAGGAAGAAGTAAGCGAAACGGAATACACCAAGCCAACACCATACATCATCAATAGTGACCGCATCATCTACTCATACGAGGGCAACTCCATCGTTTACAAAGATGATGATGATAAAAACGTTTACTATTCCATTGACAAGTATTCGTGGAACAAGTACAAACGTGACTATAAGACCAACAAATATGTGATGGTTGAGCAGTCAATTCACAACCTTGGCATCTTTCCCGGGTTTACCATCGGTGGCATTGTTGAGGAAGAAGAAGAACTCGGCAGAGAATACCAATCGGTTTTTCGTGCGATGTTGCCGTGGTTGAACGTGGCCACTATTGAATTTAGTGACTTGCGTGCAGAGATTACGCAACACATTCATTCAACCGTGTGGATTTATCAAGACCAACAATGTGCGACTTGTAACGGCAACGGTTGGCTTATGCGCGAAAACGAGCGTGTGCCGTGTACCAATAGCGAATGTAAAGGTGGTCAAATACCGTTATCACCATACGAAACATTGCGTGTAAGACCCGCAAAGACATCGATGGGTGAAGTACCTGCACCGACACCGCCAATGGGTTACATCCAAAAACAAACAGAGATAGCAGAGTTGCAGGATAGGCGCATCAATGAAATGCGTTACCGTGCGTTAGCTGCGGTAAATATGCAGTTTTTAGAGTCAGCACCTGCACAACAAAGCGGTGTTGCAAAAGCATACGACCGCGATGAAACCAACAACACTTTTTATTCGATTGCCACTAACTTGGGGTTAATGATGGAGCGCATTTCGTACCTTGTTGCCAAGTGGAGATACGGCAGTTTGTATGCCGATGCCGATTTAAAGCGTATGTGTCCTATTTGCATCGTGCCTAATACGTTTGATGTGTTGGGTAGTCAAACTATCGTAGAAGAAATAAAATCGGCCAAAGATAGCACGTTAAACGATGCCGTGTTGAGTGAAATGGAACTTGAGTTCATCAAGAAACGTTTCCCTAACGACATCCAAATGCAGAATAAACTACGCAATGCGTTTGAACTTGACCCAGCATCGGGCAAAACGGATGAAGAAAAAGCGTTGTTGGTGAGCAACAGATTGATGTCGAAGTTAGATGCCATCATAAGCACGTACATTTTTGACTTTGTTGACCGTGCCATAGCCGAAAACAAGGACTTTATAAACCTAACAAAAGCGCAGAAGTATGCGATATTGGAGCAATACGCAACCGATAAGTTGAAGAATATTGAGGTTAAGGATAAACTAATCGAAACCATACTTGGCAGCGAATAAAGACATACAAAACGTTTTAAACGCAGTCGATGAGGGATTGATTACCTTTAACGAGGCAATCCCTGCCATTCAAGAGCAGATTTACCGCAGGTTGCTGCGCTTTCAAAAGGAGTTAATCGTTCAAGGTGACACGATTACAAATAGCGTTAAGAATATTCAGTTGTTGTCGAGTTTAAAAAGTGATTTAGAGGATATCATTTTAAACGATACCGACTACCTTGAAAGCGTGACCAAACTTGGTAAGTTATACGAGAAAGTTGACACGCTCAACTACTCATATTTTAAGGCACTTGAAAAGAAATTCAAACCGCCAAAGGTTATGGATGCCATCCGCAAGCAATCGGTTTCGATACTTGTTGATAGCTTGACCGAAAGCGGATTGAATACCGAATTAATCACACCCATACGCGAAATGATTACTGCCTACACAACAACAGGCGGTAGTTACTCCAAAATGACCAAGGAATTAAACAACTACATCAACGGAACACCAGAGATTGATGGTGCATTGGTTAAGTATACAAAGCAAATTGCAACCGACTCGATTAATCAATACACGGCAACGGTCAATAGTGTGCTTGCATCCGACTTGGGTTGGGAGTGGTTTCGATACGTGGGTAGCAACATAAAAACAACGCGAACATTTTGCAAGGCATTAACAAAAAAACAATACTACCACATCAGCGAATTGCCACAAATAATTAAGGGCAACTTTGAAGAATTTAAGGCAATGAAAGGTCGCATCTATGACCGCACAGGGTTGCCCGATGGAATGATTGAAGATACCAACACAAGCAACTTTCAAGTGTACAGAGGTGGCTACAACTGCGGACATCAAGCGTACCCTATACCGACTGCATTAGTACCGAAAACAATTATCAATTCACTAAATAAATAAACAAATGGAAACAAATCCGACACAAATCAAGAAGTACAAATTGCTACTTATTACCGATGCACGAGGTAACGAAAAACACGTGCCACTAAACAAAACAAACAAAGATTTTTACACCGCGTACAAATCGACCTTATCAAAGGACAAGCGCGAGAAGTACAAAATCGAGGAAGTTGAAATGACTGCCGAAGAAGCCGCAGCCATTGGAGTGGCAGAAGCGCACGCTGAACTTTACCCTGCACAACGTAAGGGTCAAGTATCGCAGCAGTCAAATGACATCGTTGCAATGTTGCTAAAACAAAATCAAGACCTTGCCGAGCGTTTGGCCGTAATTGAGTCAGCAAAAAAAGGAGGAAAAAATGCCTAAAACAAGACCATCAAAACCACGTGGCGGTTGCTGCGGTGGTAGTCGTTAATCAATAATTTTTAATTTAAAACAAAAACAACATGGCATTATTAGCTGAAATATTAGAACAACTCTTGCCGAAAATAGGCATACAACAAGGCACGGAAGAATTCAACGCAATCGTGCAAAATAAGGGTGTAGCGTTTGAAGTACCCGACAAGGTAAAGGAAGCACTCCCAACATTGCTCACCATCGATGAGGCAAAGCACAACCCGACATTAAAGGCGCATTACTACGGCAATGCACTCGACCCGTTTAACAAAAAAGTTGAGTCGTGGCTAAAAGATAACGGTGTTAGTGATGATGAGGCAAGGGCAATCAGCGAAAACAAGAACACGTTTGAGAAGATTGAAAAAGCCATCGCAGCCATCGCAGCAACGAAACCGCAAACGAAAGCGAACGATGCCGAATTGAAGCAGAAGATTAACGAGTTAAACTTAATGCTATCACAACAACAACGTGAGCGTGATGAGGCCGTTAATAGTGTGCGTAATGAGTATGAGCAACGCTTTACAGAGCAAGAAATCGATGCCATTATCAGCTCAAAACCATTGCCCGGTCAGTTCGATACCGATGTTGAGCGTAAGATTGCACGCGAGTTTCTCAACAAAAAGTTAGCCGAGAGGAACGCTGCGATAAAAAGAATTGATGGAAAATTAAAATTAGTTGCAAAAGATGATGAAAAAATGTTTATCTTTGACAACGGAAAGGAACTCGACCTTGACACTCTCACAAATATGGCTTTGGCCGACAATAAGTTTATCAAAGTAAATGGCAATGGTAGCGCACCGCCACCGAAGCCGACACAAGGTGGTGAACCACCAAAACTTAACAACGCTGCGAACAACGCAATGGCTGACATAGAGAAAGCACTTGATGGCTTTAAGTAGCAGCAATAAAAACAATAATTTACAATGGCTTTAGGATATTGCCCCGCGATGCTTATGCACATGAAATATGTGATAGGCGAAAACGCTCCCGAGCATAAAGTTACTCCGAGCGGTTTATTACGTGCAACTTTGGAAAAAGGCGCACAAGCAACCCCAATTCAAGACGCTTTGTCTTTGGCAAACACAGCAGGCCACATTAAGGACTTGCGCTTGAAGTATTACAACAGAACCGTACCTGCTCAAATGTCAACAAGCGACAACTGCGATGTTGATTTAGTACAGGCATACGATGAAGTTACCATCGACACAACTTCAATTGTGAAGTTTGGTTTACACTTTGATGATGCTACAATTGCACGTTACTGTGATGAAGCATCTGCAACCGTTCAAATCGGTTCAGCACCAACACCATTTATGCAAGAACACCTTGCAGGTTTAATGGCTGCAATGAATGGATTTGTTGGTAAAATCGACCAAACTTTGTTAGGTCAAGTAGTATGGGGAACGAATGCCGTAACAGGCAACAACTCATCTGTTACCGTAAACTTTAACGATGACAACACCATTAACTTATTTAACGAGGGATGGACAAAAGTGCTATCCGATTATGCCGTTAATGAGGGAATGGGTAAGCCAATCGTAATTGGTAGCGGACTTGTGAACAGCGCAATGATACAAGCAGCAAACGGTGCAATGACACAGTATGCTCAATTGAACAACAACGCTGCCGCAGGTAACATTGAGTGGTATCATGACCTTTATGCTGCATCATCATGGGGTTCAAATCAATTCGGAGTATTCCAACCGGGTACTTTCGGACTTGTTGAACTTGACCGTTACAGAGGTTTCCGTGCAAAGAAATTAGGCACATCAACTTTCTGGAACATGGCTGTTCCTTTAAACTTGCCGGGTGCTGATGGCATGTTAGGTATGCTTAACATCGACTTCCAATTAAAAGAAATCGATTGCCCGCAAGAAACAACCGTTGGTTACGAAGAAACTACGCTTGGCGCAGGTTACTCATTAATTATGAGCAAACGCTTTGCTTTGTGGCAAGTACCATCGGATGCTTACCAATCAACTGACCGTTTAACAGGCAACAACGGAAGTTTACGTTACACCGCAACTAACTTATAATTGAATGAGTTGCTTTGATGGAATTGTAAAACTTAAGGGTTGCTCAATTACAGAAGTGCCGCAGGCTGTTTATTCTTTGAACAGCCTGCCCGGCATTTCATTAAAATCATTTGAGCAAGTAGCGAATAGTGAGCAAGTAAATTATATTGGCGTATGGAATGCCATCAATGAGCGTGCAGAAGCGCGTATTAAAAACCAAATCATTTCTGCAATGTCAACACGTTATGATATTAAACGTGTGCGTAGAACGGTATCGGTAACAGGCACTCCCGAAACGAATGCCATAAGTGATGATGTTTATAAGGGCATATTGTTTATGCAAGCATGGTCATTGAATGAGAATTGGGTTATTAGTCCATTTCAAACATTACAAGTTGATAGAATATCATTTTACAAATCGGCCACAAACACGGCCACAACTGTTGATATTGAATTTATCAACTACTTAACAAAGGAAGTATTATTCACAAAGACCTTAACAATGGCTGACTTGTCATTGGGTTGGAATGAAATCACTATATTAAAAGAATTTAATTGCGCTTTGCTTGGCATTGCGTTCACAGATACGAACATCAATGGAGTAAGCTACTTGACAACGGATGTCAATGCTAACTTTCAATCATGTTTTTATGATTGCTATGGTGTTGATGGTTGCGGTTACATTTACGGCTTTGCAGAGAACAACGGCAATTACGTACAAAATCAAACAATCAATAGTTTACGTGCTACCGTAACACTCGGTTGCAGTTATAATGCTGCCGTGTGCAACAATAGGTTGTTATTTGCGGAAGCATTTTGGTATTTACTCGGCATCGAATTTTTGGAAGAACGACTTTACTCGGAACGTGTAAACTTTTACACATCAATTAAGCGCGAGGAAGCAAAAGAGTTGATATCTTTGTACCAAGTAAGGTACGAAGAAGCGTTAAAGAACGCATTGGGTGGCTTAAAATTTGAGTGCGATGCGTGTTTAGAGCGCAATAGTTTAGTACAGGTGTTTACTCAGTTACCGTAAAAAATACAAAATAAAATGGAAAATACAATAATAAAGTTTACGGCCGATACAAGTGGACTTAAAGAGTTTGAAGAAAAGATAGTAAAAATTAAAGAGCATGTTGATGCTACTTTGGCTTTAATAGCAGAAATAAACAATAGTGAAATAAAAATAGATATTAAAGTTGCATAATGCAGATAACGGACAACATACCATTTGTAATAGGCACAATGCTTGCAAAATTTAGGGAGTTAGACAACCCAGAAACCATTTCACGCGCTGCTGCTTTGGCCGTGTTGCCCGAATTACACGACCGCATACACGTTAAGGGATTGAATAGCAAGGGTAGTAAGATTGGAACGTACTCAAATTCGTATATGAAAGTGCGTGAACGATACAATAGGACTGCCGATAAGGATGTTGTTGCATCGTTGACACGTGAACTTGAAAATAATTACACGTTGAAAGCAACTGAAAACGGCTATTCGATTGATAATTTAGGCAACACAATAGAAGGAGATAGCAAAACTAAAACAGATTACTTAACCGAAAAATACGGTGACATTTGGCAACTAACCGAACACGAAATCGAAATCACTCGCATAGCTGCCGAAGCTACCTCACAAGCAATATTGAATGCAAAATAAGACCATCATAGCAGAGATTGACAAAGCATTGTTAGCAGCCATCAAGGTTGAGAACAAACGTGCATTTGGTATGGCTGACTTTTATTTCGATGGCGAGAAAAGATATCCCGGCATTATCAATGGCGAGGACATCATCAACCCTTTTTTACAAGACCAATACAAAATCAGTTGGTATCACAGAACATCAACCTCATCATTCAACTTGATGGAGTTTGATTACGGAAACAAAATGGACAAGGTTGAGGAAACGACACCTGTTCAACTAATAATATTTACACGCGCTGCAATCAGTTTTGAAACAATAAAAGATTGGTTTGTGTCCGCGCTTCCAAGTGTACTGAGTAAAGCAACGTGTGAGAGCTTGCAGATATTCGGATGCACTATCGAGGTCGCAAGTACGGAGATGAATAGCAACGTTGTTTTCAAAGAAGAATGCACCGAACCAACCGTGAGAGTTGGAGGTCAATATGGACTAATAGCAGTCCGATACACAATCAAATCAACATACCGCAGAGGTTGTCAAGATTTCTGCGTATGCTAAAAAGTAAATAAAAATGGCATATTATCCATCGGGTTGCGACTCAAACATCGCAGACCACGTATGCGGAACTTGCGGAGTTGAATTATCTCGCGTACGTTCAGTTGCATTCGTTAACAAACAATACTACCCAACGCTCATCACCGACATTGAAAACTCATCGTTGTGGGCGGCAGGTATCGCATCGGGTGACATTTATGTTTATCCCGAAGTACAGGGTGAATTTGATGGGGGAACACCAAATATGGGGCAAGGTTACGGTGACACAGAGGAGCAGTTGAATAGCTACACCTTTATGTTATCATACAAAGACCCTAACTATGTTGGCAACCAACCACATTTTAACTCAATAAAAGGTTCACGCAATTTCCACGTTGCATTTAGAAGTGAAACCGTTATCGCAATAAGTGATGAACCGTGTACTATCGTACCTAAAAACCCTATCGCAAACGACTTGAAGTTGGAGCGTACATGGGACATTGAGGTAAAATGGACATCGGAGAATTTCCCTGCGGAAGCGACAACACCAGACAACGTGTTTACTTGTTACGTACCATAAATTGATTTAGCGACCCCGTAAGGTCGCATCAATTTTAAAACATCAACGCAATGGCTTACTATCCGAGTAACTGCAACGAAATACCAACGCATCAATCTTGTACCTGCGAGGCCGAAATGGGTCGTGTGCGAGGTGTTGCGTTGATACACAAATCGTTTTACAATCAAGTTATCATTGACCCCGAAAACCCTGTGGTTTGGCAAGCAGGTGTGAACCTTGGAATGATTGTATTGTTGCCCGAAACTAATGGCGAGTACAATGCAGACCCTATCAACGGCAGAGGTTACGGATATAGTGAGGAAACATTTGTGGCTTTCAATCATATTGTAACTTATCAAGACCCCGACTTTTATGGCAATGTAGACCACTACAATGCGATAAATGGCAGTAGAAATTACTACCTTGCATTTATTACCGAAACGATTTTACACCTTGCGCAAAGACCTTGCAATTTAACGGTAAATTTACCAATAAAAAATAGCGTGAAAGATGATGTGTTGTACACGATTACTGCACGTTGGACTCACGACCAATTACCACAACAATATTTGAAACCCGACAACGTGTTCGTTTGCAATGTAAGCACGAACGTGTATGGTGCTTCATTTGATAATAGCTTTGATGACTCATTTGACATTCCGTAAAGATGGCACAGAAGAATAGAGCGCAAATGCTCACGGATATTACAACAAATATCTTTAACAACGTAATAAATTTCATTACCGGGCAAAACGCACAAGACCGACTTGTAAACCTGCTCGACTCATCACCGAACATAATTTCGGACAAAGACCAAGCCGATGGCTATGTTGGTTTGGATGCAAACGGAAATATGTTTTCATCGTATTACAATGAGAATATATCACGTGCTGATTTAGTTACTTTGTTGACTACCACTACCGCAGTCATATACAAATTATATCAAGTAAACGATGCCGTTGGTGCAACTAAAATATTGTTAGTTATTGCCGATAGTAACATCACACTTTACCCATTTGCCATTGACTTGACAACGGCCGAGATTGGTACATACAACATCAACACAGACACGTTCACGGTGTTGGCAGGTAGTGGGAATGCTTCGATAATAAGCACAACCGTAACAGGTTTGCAAGGGTTACAAACCACCTCATCGTTAAGCACTACAACATTGTACAACGTGACAGATGCGGTAGGCAACACACTTATTTTGCAAGTGTATGCCATAGCTAATAATACTAATGTTGTGTATGCAATCGATGTGGCTTCGGGTACAATAGGCACTTACAACATCACAACCGATACATTTACCGCTACAACTTCCACCCCCGACCTGCAACAAGTAACGGATGTTGGATTTACAACAAATAATAGGTTATTATCGGATGATGGGGCGGGGAATTATACTGAAGTAGGCAACGGTTATGTATTAATAGCAACAGGCAACACTGGTGATGTGCAAATTAATGCATCGCAAGTTACCGCAAGTTATACCGCACAACTACCCGACAAGGCAACAAGTCCGCAAACCTTTGCGATGTTGAGTGATTTGACAGGGTTGGGCGGCATCACAAAATCAACCGCAGCGGGTACGGACACGTACACAACAACAATAGTAGGTGTTACAGGGTATGTT